TGCTGCGGGAAGTTCAGACGGGGAATGAGTCGCTGGCGGGAATGCTGGAGGAACTGGCCGAGGAGGCTGGCGTCTTGAGTGACGACAAGAAGGAGATCATCGAGGATGATCCGCCTGAACCGCCCGTCGTGCCAATTACGAAGCCGGGCGACTTGTGGCTACTGGGGCGGCATCGCGTGCTGTGCGGCGACTCGACGAAATCGGAGGACGTGGGGCGGTTGATGAATGGCGAGCGCGTTAGCTTGCTGCTTACAGACCCGCCGTATGGAATTGGAATAGCAAGCAACCCAGTCCGCCAGAAACATGAAAAGCAAGAATGGGACGAAAGCCCGGCTGACTCCAAAAACCTGCGATTGCTGATTGCAATTGCCGAGGAGGCAATTGTGTGGGGCGGCAATTACTACGACCTTCCTCCGCACCAATGCTTTCTAGTATGGGACAAGAAGCAGCCCGAAGACTTTAGCGTCGGCATGTGCGAAGTAGCCTGGACGAATCTTCCAGGTCCGGCAAAGTTGCATCGACAGTCTGTGACGAGCTACGCCAAGGAGCATTGCACGCAAAAGCCGACCGAACTGATCGCGTGGTGTATCGGACGAACAAAGGCCGCTGGAATTATTTTTGACGCGTATCTTGGAAGTGGCACAACCCTAATCGCCGCCGAACAACTCAACCGCACCTGCTACGGCATGGAAATCTCCCCGCAGTATTGCGACGTCATTGTCAAACGCTGGGAAAAGCTGACGGGGCAGACGGCAACGCTTTCCAAGGAATAACGCTTGGCGACTCTGACCAAGGACAAGCTCCGCGAAATCCGCGACCAGAAGCGGAAGGCCGACGAGGCGTGGAAGCTGGCGAATCGTCTCGTCGGCGGCCAGTCCGACGCCGACCGAATGCGCGAGACGCGGGCCGACGTTCGCGATTTGATCATTCCGCCTGTCGTCAGCTACGACCGCCGCCAGGAGCGTGAAGCCGACGACGTTCTTTGGCTGCAAACGTACTGCCCGACCGTCTTTTATAATCCGTTTACTCCCCACCAACTCCGCATCATCGACGATTGCGGCGAGGCCCTGCGGTACGGAACAAGCAAATGCAAAGCGGCCCCGCGCGGAGACGGCAAGTCGTCGATCGTGAAGTATCTGGCCCAGAAGTACGCCATGACGCGACGTGTTCGCTTCCCGCTCATTGTCGCCGCTACCGGAAAGAAGGCCGGCGACACGCTCGACTCAATCAAGCGGAATCTGGCGAGCGGAGGACGCATCGAGACCGATAGGAACACACGCCGCAAGGTGTTCGTGCCGCTCAACGCACTGGGCGAGGATTACCCGCTCGAATGCGCGGCGGCGGCCTACGTCAACCCGTGGCCGTCCCGTGCCCGCAACGTCGTCGCCAATGGCGGCCGTCGCGTGGCGGTCGAGTGGGGGCCGGAGCACTTGATTCTCCCGACCTGGGAGGACGAGGAGCCGCTCGGGCCGATCATGATGGCGCTCGGCGTCACGTCGGACAACATCCAGGGCTGTAACATCTACGACCAGCGGCCCGACTTCGTCATGCTCGACGACTTGGACTCACGCGATTCGTTGTCGGCCGAGGACGGCGTGGTCGCCCGCAAGATCGAGGAGGCCATCGACAAGACCATCGGCGGCTTGGCGGGTCAGTCCCGGCAACTCGGGCAGTTTTACCTCTGCACGATTACAAGTCGCGACGCCGCGGCCTACAAGTACAGCGACCCGCGCCAAAAGCCAGCCTGGAGCGGCGAACGCATCCCCGCCATCTTGAAGTGGCCGAGTCGCATGGATCTGTGGGAGACATATCAGGAGCTACGCCAGCACGGGCAGGCGACGATGGGAGACGATGGCAAGCCGATAGATCCGCACGGGCGGACAGCGCACCAGCACTACGCCGACAATCGCGAAGCAATGGACGAGGGCGCGGTGCTCGCCAATCCGTTCAACTACCTCACGACGGTCCTGCCGGATGGCACGCCGACGCATCTATCGGCCCTGCAAAAGCTCTTTGACTTCATCAGCGATAAAGGCATGGACGCCTTTCTCACCGAGTATCAGAACGACCCTCCCGAAGAATCTGGCCCGGTGGAAAGCGGCATCACGGCCCGTCGCGTCCAGTGCCAACTAAATGGGCTGGAACGCAAGATCGTACCGCGCGGCTGCAAGGTCATCACGCAAGGCATCGACTGCCGAAAAGTGGCGCTGCATTTTGTGGTACGGGCCTGGGACGAAACGGCAAGCTGCGGCCACGTCATCGACTACGGAGTGGAAGAGGTCCACGGCACGACGGTAGGCAGCGACCAGGGGCTTGACGAGGCGATTAAACGGGCATTGCGGTCGCGGATGGAGCAGGTTCGCGAAGCCGGATACATGAACGAGGACGGCGAGATTCTTCCGGTTCACTTCACGCTGGTCGACGCTGGGTGGAGAACGGACGCGATCTATGCCGTCTGCAAGGAATTGGGCGTCGGCATTATGCCCGCTATGGGTCACGGCAAGTCGGCCGGATGCGCTCGTGCGAACTTCTCCCCAGTCCAACAACGCACGGAAACCCGTATTCCCGGCGACGGTTGGTTCATGTCGGCACAATCCGACGGAACGTGGCTCGTCAATATGGACTCCGACCGCTGGAAGGCGTGGGAGCACGATCGTTGGATGACGGACCCCGGCAAACCGGGTTGCCTGTACCTGTACGGCGAGCCGAGTGACGGTAAGGGGCGATTATCCGCCGACGAGAAGGGGCATATGAGCTACGCCAAACATATCACTTCGGAAGTCGAAGTCGAGGACATCGTGCGCGGCGCCATGGTCCGCAAGTGGAAAGCCAAGAGCGAAAACAACCACTATCTTGACGCCTCCTACATGGCGAGCGTCGCGGCGAACATCAAAGGCGTACGGCTGATTCGCCGCGACAAGCCGCAAGAAAAGAAATCCGAGCACCGACCGACCCCGCCCGTTATGGCGTTGCCGATTCACGCGGACCTGGGCCAGTCGTTTCTGGCCTCGGGCCGTTAACTCCGAGGAGCTGTTATGTCGATTTCAGAACTGCCAGACGTAGTCCGCGATGCGCTGGGAACCGCGACACAAGCACCGATTCCCCAGAAGGCCCGCAAGGCGGCCACGACGGACAAGAGCGAACCGAAGCCCGAAGTGGTCGATTCGTTATTGATTGAATTCCCGCTCGCCTCCCTGGACACGTCCTATCCGAATTCGCGGGTGGATGTGCATTTGGACGAAGCTCGGGCGCGCCGGTTTCGGTGTCTGCTCAACGGGCTGATGCGGGCGCGGGCGAGGTTGGCCAATGACATGCCGGTGCGCACGAACGCCGACGTCGTGCGATGGATTCTTGACCAGCCGGACTTAATCGCGGCGGCGGTTAAATCCTAAGCCATCCGAACGCAAACGCTGTATCTGCGATTGAACTGTTCTTCGCTATGTGCATATCGTATTACCCATGACGCTGTCATCCGCTTCCACCGACCAGCAAGTTTGGGACGAATACGACGATTGTTCGTCATATGAGGAAACGAGCGACCGGGGGAAATGCCTGCGATTCATCACGGCGTGCAGGATTATCCTGCGACGCCGCCCGATGCGAGCCAAGCAAAAGGATCGCGAGTACGAGTTCGACACGATCAGCAAGGAAATGGAGTCGGCACGTCGCTGGCTGTCCGCCAACCCATCGGCGACGTCGGCGACCGGAACCGGGAAAACACGGTACGCAGACTTCAGCGATTTTCGAGGGTAACTGATGGCTTCGCTACGCCGCAACGGAGAATTGGAAAGCATTGTGGAGCAATTCCACGATTTGCGCTCCGATTACGACGCGGCCAAGCGGACGCGATTCAAGCGAACTCGCGTCGGCATCTCACCGTCTGGCTCTGGATCGGACTATCACTACCGCGATTGGTACGCCTACGCTCGGATCATGGAGACGGCCCGCGACCTGTTTCGCAACCATCCGCTTGTCGGTCAAGGCGTGCGGCGCGCGGTCAGCAACATTCTTCGCGGCGGCTTCAACTTGGACGTGAAGACTGGCGACAAGACGCTTGACGGCGAGCTAAAGAGTCGCTGGAACGAGTGGGCCTATGAACGCTCCGACGATTGCGACGTGCAAGGCGAGTCGCGGTGGCATCAACTCGAACGACTGGCGCTGCAGAACGTCATCGTCGACGGCGACGTAGTCACGCTGCCGCTCGCCGACGGGCAGGTGCAGCAAGTCGAGGCGCATCGCCTGCGGACCCCTGGGAACACAAAGAAAAACGTCATTCATGGCGTGCTGCTCGATCAATTCCGCAAGCGGCAAGAATACTGGATCACGAAGGACGACATCGACCCCATGCGGTCGCTGAGTCTCGTCAGCGACATCACGGCCTACCCCGCGCGGGCCTACGATCCGATCACCGAACGCGATGAGCGGCAGGTGTTGCACCACTATATGCCGGATCGGATCACGCAGACGCGCGGCATCACGGCCCTCGTGCCGGTTATCGACACGGCCGGCATGGGCGACGATCTGTTTTTCGCGACGCTGGTCAAGTCGCAAATGAATGCGTGCGTCACGATCCTTCGCGAAATGACGACCGCCAACGGGGCGCTCCCGCCAGCTGTCGGAAATGACGGCATTGCGACGACGCAAGACATCCGGCCGGACGGGACAACGCGACTGCTGGCCGGCTGGCAACCCGGAATGGAAATCTTCGGCTTCCCCGGTGAATCGCTCAAAGGGTTCAGCCCGAACGTGCCGAACGCCGAGTTCTTCCAGTTCTCGACGCTGATTCTGTCAATCATCGCCGTCAACCTTGATCTGCCGGTGGCGGTGCTGTTGCTCGACCCAAGCAATACGAACTTTTCCGGGTGGCGTGGCGCGATGGATCAAGCACGCCAACGCTTTCAGGATATTCAACGCTGGCTCATCGACTCCATGCACTCGCCGATTTACGAGTGGAAGGTGCGGCAATGGGCTTCGGAAGACCCGACACTCAGGGCGATGGTGCAACGCTGGTGCGGACGCGTCCGTGTCTACGGCGAAAACGGAAACATCCCCAATCCGTTCGGGCACGAGTGGTTCGCGGAAGAGTGGCCGTACATCGAACCTCTCAAAGACGCGATGGCCGATGTGGTGCAAGAGCGGAACATGCTCACGTCACCGCGCCGCCGAGCCGCCCGCCGCGGTGCCGATTTCGCGGAAGTGACGCGCGAGATCATGGAAGACCGCAAGCACGTCATTCTCACGGCCCACAAAGCCGCCCAGGAAATCAACGCCGAGATCGGCGAGAACTTGACCTGGCGTGACTTGGCCATCTTTGGGCCACCCGAAGGTGTCAATGTGTCGCTGTCCACGAGCGAATCGACGACTGACACGACCGCGCCCGCAAAAACGTCCACGCCGCCCGCCAATCGACTGAACGGCATCCCACGGGAGATCAATGGCCATGCCAATTGAACCGCATCACGTGCCGTTTTTCGACCAATACTTTGGCATCTGGGCCATGCACGAGCAATCGTTCTGGGCTCAGTTCAACTTGTCCAAGACGATCAATTTGGCCGTCCACATGGCGGGGCCGAACCCGCAGGCGGCTCGTGACTCGGCGCGGCAAGCTCCGCAAATGTCCGGTGATATCGCCGTTGTGAGTCTCGACGGTAAGTTGATGAAACAGGCCTCGTCCATGTTGGGCGGGACGTCCACGGTCGCGACACGCAACACCTTGCGGGCGCTCGGACGAGATCCGGCGGTCTCGGGCGTCATGCTGTTGATCGACTCGCCTGGCGGGACAGTCGCGGGCACCGAGGAACTGGCGGCCGACGTCGCCGCGCTCGCGAAGCTCAAGCCAGTCCATGCGTTTATCGACGACCTTGGGGCCTCGGCTGCTTATTGGGTCGCGAGCCAGGCGTCGCACATCACGACCAACGCGAGCGGGCTGGTGGGCTCGATTGGCACTTATGGGGCCGTCTTTGACTACTCGGGCGCGGCGGCGATGGAAGGCATTAAAGCCTACGTCGTACGGGCCGGGAAATTTAAGGGGATGGGCACTCAGGGAACTGAGATCACCCAAGAGCATCTCGCCGAACTGCAACGCAATGTCGACGCGCTCAATGCACGATTCCTGCAAGGCGTCGCATCTGGCCGTCGGATGAATTCGGATGCTGTTGCACAACTTGCGGACGGCAGAGTACATATCGGGGCGGAGGCGTTGGCGTTGGGCCTCGTCGACGCCGTGGGTAGTTTCGACGCGGCCATGCAACGGCTGCAACAGGCAACGCAAAAACGGAGCACGAGAACGATGCAAGCCGAACACGTCACCCCGCAGTCGGAAGTTATTTCCATGGATGCTGTCAAGCCGATTCCACTCCCGTCGCAAAACTCCCCGGCCACGTACGAGCAACTCAAGGCCGGCTGCTATGGCGCCGACGCGTCCTTTATCGTCGCCCAATTGGAAGCCAAGGCGACGCTCGCCGACGCACAGTCCGCCTGGATGCAGGCCCAGCAACTCAAGATCGCTGCGGCCGAGAAAAAGGCCGAGCAAGCGGCGGCCGTGCGTCCCGGAGTGTCGCCGATCAGCGTCGCGGAGCCGACCGGCAAGCAACTGGCATCCGGCGAGTCGGCCAGCGAGCAATTCTGGGGCCTCGTGAAAGAGCAGCAAGCGGCTGGTCGATCGAAGGATCAAGCGATTCTCAAGATCGTGTCGGAAAACCCGGAACTGCACACGGCGATGCTGGCCGAGAATCGAATCAAGCGGGGCCGTTAGTCGGTCGCGCGGAACCACTCACACACAATCGTTTCAGGAGTTTGAGCTATGGCGAGTTTCGTGGATGAATGCGTGCGAAGTTTCCCGTCGACGGCGGCGCTCGCCAAGTATCGACGCGTCAAGGTGGCTTCGGATGTGCTGGCCTATGCCGGCTCGACAGATACGGAAATCGGAACCGTCGAAGTCGATTGCTTCGCGGGTGACGAGGTTCAGGTGCCGGTGCGGCTGCGAAACGCCGAAGGCACGGCGTTGATGGTGGCCTCGGGAGTCATCGCGAAGGACGATCCCTGCTACGCAGCGGCAAACGGAAAGGTAGCGTCGAGCGGAACCATCTTGATCGGCAAGGCTCTCGGGGCGGCCGGGGCGGATGGAGACGTTATCGAAGTCGTGCGCGTCGGTGAATCGTCCGCGCAAGCGGCGGCCGGTGGCACCACGGCGGCGGCTTTCCTCGTCGATTCCGACGCCACGATTCCCAAGATCGAGCTGGCCAGCTACGTCGGCGGCACGGGCGACTACAAGGTGACGATCAAGCCGGCTGCCACACTGACCGGAAACCGCGTGCTGACGGTCCCGGACGCGACCGATACCGTGGTCACGCTGACTGGAACGCAAACGCTGACGAACAAAACGCTGACGACTCCGGCGGTCACGGAAAGCGTGCAAGTGTTGGCGGCCGCTGGTTCGGTGCAAGGCGACGCTGGCGCGGTTACGGCTTCGTCCCCGGCCCTGATTCACGCGACCGGCGCCGACGCCACCAAGGGCATCGTTTTGCCTGCGGCGGCGGCTGGATTGCGGTACATGATCAAGAACGCGGACGCCGCCAACGCCGTCCTGAAGGTCTACCCGGCGTCCGGCGATGCCATCAACGCCTTGTCGGCCAACGCTGCCATCAGTATGGCTGCCAAGACGTGCGCGACGTTTTACGCGGTCGACGGCACGACGTGGTTTACCTGCCCGCTGTTGCCCAGTTAACGAAACCTCGGAGCGCTGGGGGAGGCGGTGGCCACCAAATCCCCCGGCTTTTACAATTTGTCTGCTTCGCTCCGAGGATAAGGAACGAAGCACATGGCGACTCCTTCCCCGTCCACTGCGGTGGCCAATCTGCGTCCCGACATCAGCGGGATGCTGACGGAATACGACCTCGAAGCGAACCAGATGCGGATGATTGGGCTCCGCGTCTTTCCGGTGTTCGAGGTCGGATTGCAGGCTGGCCCGTTCGGCAAGATCACCATCGAGTCGCTCTTGCGATCCGTGGTCACGAGCCGATCCGGCGGCGCGGCCTATCACACATCCGAATTCGAGTTCACTACCGACTCGTACGCGACGTCGGAAAATGGGCTCACGGTCCCCGTCGATCAGCGCAACGCCAAGATTTACGCCAACTACTTCTCGGCGGAAGTCGTCGCCGCGAAGCTGGCGCGGCACGGCGTACTGGTCAACCAGGAAAAGCGGATCGCTGCCAAGGTCTTCAACTCGGGAACGTTCTCGCCGACGGCCGTGACCAACGAATGGGACGACGCGACGAATGCCGCGCCCATAACCGACATCGAGGCGGCCGTGCAGCGGCTCTACGCCAAGGGCGTGCTGGCGAACGCGTTGATCGTGAATTGGAAAGTGTTTCGCAATCTGCGGAACTGCGCCCAAATCATCGACCGCATTTCGTCTAACGGAGCGGGCGCGCCGACGAAGCCTACCGATATCACGGTGTCCCAATTGGCCCAGACGTTCGATTTGCAGTACGTCATCGTGGCCGGTTCGCAATACAACTCGGCCGCGCAGGGGCAAACGGCGTCTATTTCCCCGGTCTGGTCGGATGAATATGCGATGGTCTGTCGCGTCGCGAATCCGGGGGACTCGATCGAGATGCCATGCCTGGGACGCACGTTCCACTGGGGCGAGGATGGGTCGCAGATCGGTGGCACGTTCGAGAGCTATTACGACGAGGACATTCGCGGCGACAAGATGCGCTGCCGAATGGACACGGACGAAAAGCTCTTGTACTCGGACGCCGGCGAACTGCTCTCGAACATCACCACGTAAGAGCGGCGGACATGCCTTCCAGTTTCGACGCGATTTTCGAGACGACGGCGCAACCCGCCATGACGAGCACGTTCGGCGGGCTGGTCAAGTTGCTTCGCGGTCGCGTGGCGAGCGGGGAGTTCACGGCCTGCTACTCGGTGCGGGAATACGTCGTCGAAACGGAAGATGGGCCGACGACGTCGATCAGTTTGCGAACATGGGAGATCCCCAGGGCGTCGGCGGTCATTTCCGGGCAGGATGTGACGCCCCGACGCGGGGACCGAATCGAGGAAGTCGACTCGGGCGAAGTGTGGGAAATCGTGCCGATCGACGGCAAGCGGCCGGCGGTCGAACTGGACGAGGGAAACTATCAATGGCTCGCGCACTCCAAGCGAGTCACGAAGGAAACGTAAGACGTGGCGACATGCCCGCTCGTGACCATCGCGGACGCCATCGCCGCCGAACTGCTGACCGCCCGCAAGGCTGGGACGTTCGGTGCGGGGTGGAAGTTTACGCCGAATGTCTTGTGGGCCAATCGTCAGATTGAACTGGAAGACCGCGACGAACTGCGGGTCGATGTGGCGCCGGTCCGCTGGACGCAGGAGCTGAAGACCCGCGGCTCGTGGCGGTGGACGTGCAACTATCACATCGGGGTGCGGCAACGCTTCGACGCGATCGACCAGGATGAAGCGACGGGGGACGTGGACGACGCGGCGGTTATCGAACTGGTGAATCTGGTTTCGGACCTGTGTGCGTTTTTCATGCCGGTCGGCGCTGGGCATCAAGGGCGAATACTGACGGACGTTCCCACGGCGAACTGGAAGCAGGAAGACGGAGACGTGACGGCTTGCACGGTCGATTGGGACGCGTTGCTCACACGGCATCAATTTACGGGCTATTTTCCGTTGACGTACGAGATATCGCAAACGAGCGCGTAATGGTTCAATCACCACGCAACGAACGCGGTCAGTTTGTCGCCTTTAAGGTGCGAACTGAGCAGAATTTCGGGGCCGTGAAAACGGCGGCCGAAAAGGCGTCGTTTCGCAACCTCGGACACGCGGCGGCATCGATTTCGCGCGATGCGAAGGCGACGATTGACAAATCGCCGACTCCATCCGTCCCCGGCAAGCCACCGCACACGCGACGCGGTCAACTGAAGCGGGCAATTCGCTACGCCTACGACAAGACGTCCGCCGTCATCGGTCCGATATTCTCCGCCGTAGGCACGTCGGGCGAGGCCCACGAATTCGGCCGCATGTACAAGGGCGAGAAGTACCCGGCCCGTCCATTCATGGGACCGGCGCTAACTCGCGCGTATCCTCGTTTTGCGTCGTCATGGGGCGGTGCGGTTCGTTCGTAAATCAACCCTCATAAGGAAATCGTCACATGGCCGACGAGATGGGCTATCAGAAGAAACTGTACATCGGAACCGCTGGATCGACGGCGACGAATCAGGTTCTGCAAGCGACCGACATTGACTACGACCTGTCGTACGACTTCGGAAATACGACCGTGAGAAGCGACGGTACTACCGTGCCAATCGAGACACAGAATCCAACGTGTCGCAAGGCGAAAGTGACGTGGAAGATGATCGACGACCCGACCGACGCGCGGCTCATTACGCTGCTGGCAGCGGCGGCGGGCGCGACGGCCATTGCGTTAAAACTCACGGACGGGTCTGGAAACGTGCTCGTCAACGCCGACGGCTACATTCCCAAGAAGTGCGGAGCCCCTCTCAAGGGCGAGTCCACATACGATTTCGAGTTCAGCCCGACCAAGTCGGCGGGACGTACTCCTGTCATCGGATAACGCAGCGCGGAAACGCCGCTCACATCACAATTCATTCGCGGAGCAGTTCTCATGGGATACAGCGGTCAACACTCCGAGTCGTTCAGCTTGGGCGGTCAGTCGTTCAGCAACGCCGGGCAGGACAATTCGGTCGAATACGACCACGACAACAACTACATCATCGACTTGCCGAAAGGAAAAGTCGTGACGTCGTGGGTCAAAACGGACGCCGACACGGCGGCCTGTAACTTGCCAGCCAGTCACGGCTACACGACCGGCAAATTCGATGTGTACTGGGTCGATACGGGCGTCAATAAGCGACGCTACGGAGTCGACGGAACCGTAACCGTCAACGCTCTCGCGCTGGACGGTGGAGCGGGCGATGACTTTCCAGCGTCGGCCACGGCGGACGTCGTCGTGACGCGTCAAGTGACGATCGCTCTGAGCCTTGATGGCGACAACATCAAGCT